CCATCTATCCTGTCAAGTGGGCAAATGGAAAGCCCCCCGAACCCGGAGGCGAATCAAGGCTCAGGGGGCTAACCAAGAAAGGAGAGAATTATGGCTCTCTGGTTATTCAGTCTAATGTAGGTGTGGGACTTTCGGCATACGAGGCTCCTCCTAGCTATACAATAGTCTGTACAGCTCATCCAAACTCACCCCCAAGTACCGGGCCAGCCGGTAGAAGACGTGCAGGTGAGGGACCCGTCTCTGCTTCTTGTCGCTGGTCAGCATACGGGACACGTTGGACGCATCGATCCGCAGCGCCCGGGCTGCTGCTGACCGATTGACTGTGGCCAGCGGATCCGGAGCAGAGAGGTCAATCTTGGGTTCGGTGTTCCTTTCTGTCGCTGTTACCATATTACTTCCAGAGTAGCACGTCTGTTCAGTGTTGTCAATAGGGCATAGGGGGAAGAGTCGAGAACGGGCGAAAATGGCAGTCTGGGGGAGGATGCGGTGTTGCCTGCGTGGCACAGTGGTGGCTCTAGGGTTGTGGTTATCTGTCTAATGGCTTGACAGTTGGGCATAGTCAGGACGATAATGGTGGTACATTTCCACTTAGGAGGCGAGAGTGATGAAAAGCGGGTTTCAGAGGTTGATGGGATTGGTGGATGCTCCGTCTAGGGAGCGGTTGCGTGTTTATCTGACTGTAGGCGGAGTGGGACTTGCATCGTTCGGTTTCGTGATAGTGGTGGTCCTTGGTTCCGACTCATCTCAATGGCTCAACATTCTGGGTGCAATAGCGCTTGTTGCTGGTTCTCTAATGGCCATTATTGGTCTTAAAATGGAGGCGAGTGATGAAGCTGACTAGGACAGAGCGGGGCTGGGGCGCTCATCATATCTTGGGTAGTCGCTGCCGGTTCCGGCGTAACACTCTACTTGAGTTCGACGATATTAAGATAGTAGTGTCTACCGTTGGGTTGGCTGAGAATCTAGCGCGGAAGGATCAAGCAGTCACCCCTGAGGAGCTGTTCGACCCCGTAGCCGGGCTGGGGAGCTATTTTGAGACTATGGCTTTCCATGCTCTTTCTGAGGATAACCGCTACCATGATATTGATGTCTGTCGTTCGGTGTCTTTCGAGAGTCCGTGTCACATCGCAGAAATTGATGCGGATGACAAGGCCAACGATATGCACGAGCGGGTGGTTACGGAGCTAGGGACGAGACTTGTGCAAGGCATGAGGTTATAGCTAATAGTATTTCCACTGAGGAGGCGAATATGGCGGTAGGCTACATAGCTCGAACCGACCTAGCAAATCAGTATTATCAATATGAGCCGGTCGACAAATCAAAAGCGCCAGCTTGTCCTCGTTGTGGAGGCCGTCTGTTCCTGGAGTCAGAGTACCCGGGAGGGCAGCCTCCTTTTTATTGGCAGTGTATGGTGGGCTGTAGTCGGCAGTACTCCTTGGATGGGACGACGCCGATTGCCCACCATAACGGTAAGAAGCCGAGGAGGCACGTACCTCAGAGACCACTTCCGTCCGGGGCTCTGGTCTAACTCCGATGCCATACAAGAATCGTGGCCGCCGGGTGTTGGTAACTCGCGGAGCAGTACGGACACTGCGCCATGGTAACTGGCGACAGACCTATGTTGACTGTTCGGGTATGTGTATCGTTCGAGTCAATGGGGACGAGGCTCCCTGTGCCAGTGTAGACGGTCTGGAGCTACATGAGTTGTGGGGTGAGAATGGTGACCCGGATAAAGGGAAGTTCCAGCAGAGGATTCTTGCCTGCAATCTGCACCATGCTCTTATAGAGGATAGAGGACATCAAGGGGAATTTATGTTGTGGCAGTACCACTCTAGCCTGTTGCAGGAGGATGCCAACTTGGAGATGATACTGTTGGGGGGTTATCAGAAATGGGTCGAGAAGTGGAAGCTGGACGATAGCCGTTCCGGTTGTCTGTTGTTCGAGGGACCTCGTGTGGAGGATTATGAGTGAATCTAGAGTGGGGGTTTTCGAGAGGGTGTTAAAAGCAAAACAGAAGCGAGATATAGCCGACAAGATGCTGGTCTGGTTGAAAGACTCAGACTTCGCTAGCTGGCTGGACGCAACCAATATGATTCACCAAGTGGCCAAGGCCATAGATGAGGAGCCTTACGATGTCTGGAAAGCATACGATATATTGCGGAGTGTCAGGCGAATAGAGCTACGTAGCCCGAATGGTCGGAAGGGTGGGTACGTAGCTGACTTTACTCCGTTGGCCAAGACGGTGGAGGTTAGAGCGACACTCTGTAACGCCGCTTCTTGCCCGATACTGAAGTCTATCCGGGAGGTATTCCCTGATGCCAAGTAGGAGGATGCTATGCTGACGGTGGACAAGGTACTCAACAAGCAAGATATTCTGGAGATGCTGGAGAAGACCAAGGATGAAGTCGACGACATACGTGGAATGATACTGATCTGGACAGGCGATGGTACCGAGTACCATGCCAGGGTCAGGGGTATGGGTCTCCCGGAGGCTATCGGTTGGTTGACACTCGTCATCGATGGGGCGGTGCGCGACGTGAATGATGACAATGTGACGTGGACGAGCGATGATTCAGATGGTGGTGAAGAGGGAGAAGACGACGGTGGATAAACCGTCGCGTCCTCCTGTTCTGGGAGGTCTCTCAGTCAAAGTAGTCACCGGCTGTGGTAACATGTACGTGCAGCTCAACTGGTATCAAGGCCGTCTCTTCGAGGTATTTGCGACACTAGGCAAAGGCGGTGGTTGCAACGTCTGCCAGTCCGAGGGACTCACTAGGGGTATCACTGTCGGCCTCAAGTTCGGTGTCCCTGTATCCGAGTACGTCAGACAGCTCCGGTGGATTCGATGCCCGTCTCCGATGCCTTTCCCAAAGGAAGCAGCTGTGGAGAGCTGTCCGGATGCTATCGCCAGAACCTTGGAAGAGTACGGGAGTCTCAGTATGGATAGGGTGGTTGAGTTTTTGCTTGGTGCCAATGGCCATGAGGACAAGAGTGGGGCTTCTGTAGTGGACGAGAAGACACCTGTACCTGCGGAGGTGGCTGAAAGGTTGAAGCAGCTGGCTCAAGACCGCGAAGCATTGGAACTGTGTGAGGAGTAGATTCTATGGGAGAGGCGAGTAAACGACCCGGGGTAAACTTAGCTCCAAGCGCAATGGTAGACAGCGTGGCCGACTGGCCGCTCCGTCAGGTCGTGGAACTCCTCAAGAGGAAAGAGAAGGAAGATACGGGCGATAGCCAGCCGAGCCGTCTCCACTGCCGGTCTACAGTCAAGTCGCTGGTGGACGTTATCGACTCTGTAGCGTCCGACTACGGTGAGTCCCGCAACCGGATGTGTCGATGGCTGTCCTATCATGCTATTGCTATCGCTCGTGAGGATCCTATTATCTCAAAGTTAGAGCGGGCTCAGTCTACTATACGAGAAGCCTGTCTGCCGGAAGACGACACAGATACCTTGGATGTAATGAACAGTTTAGTACCCTACGCCCCGCGGGTTATGGACGACAACCCGGTGCATCTCCTGTTCTACGATGCTTGGGTGCTTTCCGACTTTGAGGAAATGGCGAGGGTCTGCGGGGTCTACAAGTACCGCATCGCACAAGTTTACCTTATCAAATCTATCGTTTCCGGGGACATCGAGAAGTTCGGGGAAACGGCATCCCGGCTGTTACAGGAGCTGACAAGATGGGATACTTGGATGAGTTTTCGGTTGGGCGCTTTGGAAATATTAGTGGAGAGAAAAAGTGGGTGATATACAGATTACGGTGTGTATTGGTGGGATGATATACAGATTACGGTGTGTGTTGACACACTAACACACGCCCATAGTCCTGCGCACGCGCGCGCGCACGCGATACATTATAGATGGGGAGGGGGGAGGTGGAGCTATGGGAGATCTGGGCGATTTTTGAGGGAAAAGGAGGTGATGCCTATCTGAAATGCCTAGTCAATTAGAGTAGAGCCAAATAAAATAGTAGGAGGACAAAATATGAAAAGGAGAATAAGGTTAGGGCTACTTGCTCTGGTTCTTATAGTTGCCTTGGCTTTTGCAGCGGTTGGGTGTGCCAGTCCCCCACCGGGGCCTAAGGGAGCTACTGGTTCAGTTGGATCTCAAGGCGTCCAAGGAGTTCAGGGAGAACAAGGACTGGTAGGACCGGCGGGGCCGCAAGGTGAGTCTGGACAAGGGGGAGCTATCGGGGCTACTGGCGCGACTGGAGCGACAGGCTCTGACGGTGCCGTTGGGGATGTAGGTCCCCGAGGACTGCAAGGAGCCAGCGGGATGGGGGCTGCTGGAGCGACAGGGGCTACTGGAGCAACTGGTGCGACTGGCGCAATGGGCTCTCAAGGCTCTGACGGCGTAAATGCTCCTGTGCTGGGACTTGTTACCAAAGACAGCAGTTGGGATATAGTTGATGGACAAAGGGGCGGCTTTCTGTTCTACAATACCTCTGGGCCGGAGTTTTACTACTTGGTGTCTGTCTCCGGATTAGTCTCCACTACCAGCTATACCCTCATCTACTACTTTGACCCATGGCCAGGAGCCGGCGGGTTTGCTATTGCTACTGGTGTAACCGACGCATCCGGCAACTTGTTCCTGGTAGGCGAGGTTGATCTTAACAGTAGTATTCCAGTGGAAGACGACCCCAATATAGCCGATGGCGGAGGGAAGCTCTGGTTGGTGCTATCCTCTGATTACCGCGAGGGGCAAATGACTAGATGGACTCCTGAAGGTTACCTGTTTGAACACAACCTCATAAGCTATACCGATACGGATCTTATCCAGTGACCTAACTGGCTCGATTCGCTAATAATCGAATCTCCGAGGACGCTCGGGGATGTACGGAGGTAGTCTACCGTACCTGATGATGATAGACTGTAGTGCTGGTAAGGAATGGAGGTGATGGAATGACATCAGGTTATATGGAAACAATAACGAGGTGTCGTCGTTGCGACAAGCACTATTCCCGTAGAAGTCGGTCACCGCACTGCCCGCACAATTTCCTTGCTGCGTTTCGGCGGCGGTCGACGGGGCAGGTGGAGCGATGTGCTCGGTGCGACAGTATCCGAACCGACGATATAGTCAGTGACCTCTGTGGGAGTTGCGCCGACGATTTACGGGAAGATCTGAAGGCGGAGGAAATGGGATGACACTACTACCACCACCATCAGTCCTACTCGGCATCGACCGTTTTGAAGCATGGTATCCAGGGCAAGACGACCTGGTAAGCCAGTCCATGGACTGGTATCACTCGCCGTCCCGCTTCCTGGGTCTATCGGTGCCTACCGGCAGCGGTAAAACGCTGGTGGCATTGCTCCTGTCCCACTTATCTGGATCCAGAACCATTATCCTGACGGCAACGAAAGGGCTACAGGCGCAGTATAGCCGAGATATCAGCTCGCTTGGTGGAGTCTTGGTAATGGGTCAAAATAACTTCCCCTGTCCTCTCGTCTATGGACTACGGGCGGACGAGGGTCCCTGCCATGATGGGCTACCCTGCCCTATCAAGGAGTCCTGTCCGTACCGCACCCAGCTCGCCGAGGCGACCCGTTCCCAGCTAGTCGTTACCAACTACGCCTACTGGTTGGCCCAGACCAATTTTGCTGTTGGCTTGGGGGAAATCGACCTGCTCGTCTGTGACGAGGGGCATATGGCCTTCGGGGCTATGGAAAATTACTTAACCATATTCCTCTCCAAGCTCGACATCGAACCTGTAGGCATCCACTTCCCTGAACCTGCAGGTGAGTGGGGAGCTTGGCGTACTTGGGCGGGAGTAGCGCAACCCTTGGCACAGGAGAATGCTGTCCGCATCGAGTCAGAGATCAGGGAGTACCGATCCCAGAACCGGCAGGTACCCAACCATATCTCTCGTGCTTTCCGTAGTGCCAAGTCTGTTGCGGCTCGCTTGGAGCGATTAACCAGCGTCAGTGAAGACTGGGTTATCCAGAAGACCTACCATGGTTATCGGTTTGTTCCGAAGTGGGTAGACAACTATTCTGACCACCTTTTCCACGATGTCCCGAAGGTTGTCCTGATGTCGGCTATTCTTTCCCACCGGGCAATCGACTACTTGGGGGTGCCAAAGGGTGACGACCGAACTTGGATAGAGGCTGATTCCTATTTCCCGCCTGAGAACACCCCGATATGGCATATCCCTACGGCACGTATCAACTATCGAACCGACGACTTCGGGGCGACTATTTGGGCATCCCGGGTCGACCAGATTATCCAGCGCCGCTTGGATCGTAAGGGGATAGTATTTACCGTAAGCTACGAGCGGGCGCGTCTCCTGCTGTCCCGTTCCCGGTTCAAGGATATCATGCTTACGCATTCAACTAGCGATGTGGTGCAGGTAGTAGATAAGTTCAAGACTATGGATCCTCCTGCAGTGTTAGTGAGTCCGTCAGTCACGACCGGGTGGGACTTTGCGGGAGAAACTTGCCGTTACATTGTCGTAGGAAAAATACCCTATCCCGACACTCAGGATCCTGTGACTAAGGCTCGTAGCGACGACGACAAGGAATGGACGAGTTATATGGCTATGGAGACACTGGTGCAGGAGTGTGGCCGAGCTACTAGGAGTTCCGAAGATCGGTGCGAAGTATTCTTAATTGACGATACAGCCAAGTGGTTCCTATACAGGTACTCCCGATTTGCTCCGAAGTGGTTCATGCAGCGTTGGAGGGGGAGCTTGGAGACTGTGCCGGAACCACTGGTCTAAATTTCAAAGAAAAGAGAGGTACAGTAAATGGACTGGAACGAGTATTTTTTCGGTATTGCCGAGGCAGTGTCTCAGAAGTCGCACTGTCTTTCACACAAGTTTGGGGCAATAGCTGTCCGAGACGGTCGGTTCGTGGTAGCTACGGGCTATAACGGGCCACCTGCAGGTTACCCACACTGTCCAGGTAGTGTTTGCCCCCGGCGGGTGGCTGGCTATAAGAGTGGTGAGGGTTTAGACATCTGCCCAGCGTCGCACGCTGAGAGGAATGTGCTTATCGAGGCCGCTCGTCTGGGTATCTCACTCTTAGGATGTAGGCTCTATACCACATCCCCATATCCTTGCCGGGAGTGTGCTAAGGAGATAGTTAATGCTGGGATACGCGAGGTATTGGTGATGATTGGTTATGAGTACCCTGATATCGGTTTGACGGGAGCTCAAGTACTGAATCGGTGTGGTGTGTCCGTAGTTGTTGTCGAGGGTAGCGAGAGGGATTCATCGTGACAGCGATATTTCTACAAGGTGATGCCAGAGTGGTGCTTCAGGGGCTTCCCGCTGATTTATTCCATTGTGTTGTGACTTCCCCACCCTATTTCGGGCTTCGGAAGTACGAGGGTGGGGAGGAAGTCTGGGATGGTGCCGCGGAGTGCGGACATGAGTGGGGCGAGGAAATGATTCGGCGTGACCGTGGGAGTGCCAAAGGTGCATCAGCAGTAGTTGGCAACCAACTCCGAGAGGTTAGTGGTGTCGAAACTAGGCAGGGTAATTTTTGTATCAAGTGCGGATCTTGGAGGGGTCAGCTTGGTAGCGAATCTGATCCCGGCCTGTATATCCAGCACTTGGTAGAGATTTGCCAAGAGGTTAAGCGAGTATTGCGTCCTGACGGGGTATTCTGGCTGTCTATTGGCGATTCGTGGGCGGGTTACTGGGGAGATAAGTATGCTCACAGGCCGTTTGGGAAGGATCGTAGTCCGGGACCCGGCACTCCTCCCAATAAGCGGAGTCTTGATTTCAGGAACGGTGGCGTTAAGCCTCTCGATATGATTCTTATCCCCTCTATGCTCGCTTTGGCTGCTCGTGATGATGGCTGGTATGTCCGGTCAATGGTGGTGTGGTGTTTGTCTGGAGGGACATACCTCTACACGCGGGCGCAAAAGGGTGATATGCCTATGATGATTCAGGATATGGTACGGCTAGACCCGAAAACGGTAAAATTGTGGAATGGGGAGAAATGGACGCAAGTGCTGGGTTGGTCAAAAGCAAACAGGGTTAGTGATGAGCTAGAGCTGGTACTGCGTAGCGGTGAGCGAATCAGCTGTAGTCCTAACCATAGGTTTCCGACTGAGCACGGGTTGCTGTCCGCTTCCAATATTAGCGTTGGCGATTGTCTGCTGTCTACTACTATTCCCGAACCTGTGTCGGTCAAGGATAGTTCACATATCGGACTAGATGCTGCTTGGTTAGCTGGATTGTATCTCGCGGAGGGTTCTAAGGCCGATGATACTATCCAAATAGCGGGTAATGTGTCTGATGAGGGACGTTGGGAAAGGATACAGTGTATTGTGGCGAGTTATGGCGGGGTTGCTACTAGAACTATCAAGGGCAATAAGATGGATATCCGCATCTACGGCAAAGTTCTAAATGCCATTATCGCTGAGCTTGTGTCTGGTCACAATGCTAAGACTAAATGTTTGGCTACTGTGTGTTGGCGGTACAGTAATGTGTTCCTGCGAGAATTACTGGATGGATACCTAAGTGGGGATGGTGGATGGGACGAGAAGAACCAAAGATGGAGATTGGGATTTGCGCGTAATTACAACTTAGAGCGGGATTTAAGGGTACTAGCATCGAGGTTAAGTTTTCATTTGGTTCTGAATTTATCCTATTCTAAGTGCCAGACTGGTACTTTCCCTTCCCATAAGGGGGAGATAAGATTCAGCAGAAATGGTCATCCTAACGAGAAGAATCCTTGTGAGGTTGTTGCTATCCAGAAGTCCAGATGCCGAGAGGTGTATGATATCGGGGTTGAAGATGAGCCACATATTTATGCTCTTGCGTCTGGCGTGCTTACTCACAACTCTAAGAGCAACCCGATGCCCGAATCGGTGAATGGCTGGAGGTGGGAACATCATAAGGTGAAAGTTGAGAGTGCCCGTTCTTCTACTCAGCCTTCTTCTACCGTGATCGGTGATGGTCGCAGAGATAACTTTGGTGGGTTATCCAATACACTGGCTACTGTCTGGCAAGACTGCCTAGGTTGCTCTAAGTGCCGGTCCAACGACGGCTACGTCCTCCGCAAAGGCTCGTGGCGACCTACCGATGCCCACGAGTATATCCTGATGCTTACCAAGACGAATCATTATTTCTGTGACCGGGAGGCGGTCTTGGAGCAGGGAGTGTATCCAGCTGGTGAGGCCCGGCAGGGAGGTGACGGTCACAAATCTTTGGGCGCGGGGAGCCGGACCACCGAGGGGCTGCATAATAAGGACTGGATTGGCAACGGTGGTCGCAATCTCCGTTCCGTTTGGTCATTCCCAACCAAGCCGGGGAAGTTCAACCACTATGCCGCTTATCCCCCTCGGCTTGCCGAAATCTGTATCAAGTCTTCCACGTCCGAGAAAGGGTGTTGTCCGAAGTGTGGTGCGCCTTGGGCTAGAGTTATCGAGAAGGGTCTGACGGCGCATGACGGAGATACTGGTAGTGGCTACGTTGAAGGCAGTACAGCGAACCGTCTTGCGTTGTTACGTCAGGCGGCACGGGAGTGGGGTGCGGAGTATGTCAACTCTGCCCAGTCTGTTAGCTGGCGACCGACTTGCACTTGCTCTGCCGGTGATCCCGTTTCCTGCCGGGTTCTCGACCCTTTCTCTGGTGCCGGCACTACCGCTCTTGTCGCCGAGCAGCTTGGGCTGGACTCAGTGTCCGTCGACACTAGCGCAGAATACATCCAACTCTCCAAAGACCGCCTTGCCGCCGACGAGCAGAAGCGAATAGACGAGTTTATCAAGACGGCCAAGAGAAGTGCCAGGAAAAGCAGCGCAAATAACGTCTAGGGGCTTGACAAGTTAGTGCCTGTATGTTATGCTTAATCTTGACTGTCAGGAGTACCAAAAGTAACAAGAGCAAGGAGACAGGACTAAAGAGAAAGGAGGTAGAGATGTGTACCATGTAGCTCTTGACCTTAGTCAGGAGCAGGTCAAGGATCTGAAGGTGCTGGCAGCGGCCAGCGGCATCTCAGTCTACAAGCTGGTAACCAGTCTGGTCGTAAAAGAAATCAGTAAGGAGGTATCTACAAAATAATGACACCAGGAATATCACTTAAACCTAGTAGCTTTGTGGAAGGGGGAATAGTCCCCGTCGATCGGAACGTAACCTGGAAAGAGGCCCGGTTCAACCTTTTCGACTACGTGAAAAAGAGTGGTGAGAAGGTGGCGTCGACTGTGGCTCTGCGCGTCACGTTCGTTGAGGATGACGGCACGGAGAGCGAGCAGCAGTACTCGGTCGGGGACCCGGAGCGCTTCCAGCCCAGTGAGGACGGTAAGGAACTCGTCGCTGTCGGCGATGCTGTGGCCTTGAGCAAATCATCCAACTATTACCTGCTGATGAATGCTCTGGTCAATGCCGGTTTCCCTGAGAACCGTCTTGGCGAGGACACCTCGGTTCTCGACGGCCTCTACACCTACAACATCGGTCTCCCGGAACCCAAGAGGTCGGGTCTGGCTCGACCCGCCGTTGCCGATGGCGAAACAGTCAGAGAGCGTGTCCTGAGCGTCCCCTCCCAGATACTCAAACTTCCGTGGGATAAGAAGGGCGGTGCCAAGACATCCGCTAAGGCGAAGGCTAGTGAGACCGAGGCCACCGATGACGAGGTGATCGCTCGGGCGCTGAAATTCGTGGCTGACGCATTGGGCGAGGATGAATCGATTATCCGCAAGGATCTGGCGGTGAAGGTGTTCAAGGATCTGGCCAAGGATCCGATGAAGGATGCCGTTGCCGGCCTCATCTTCAAGGATGAGTTTCAGGTGCAGCTACTCGCCGCAGGTTATACCTTGGACGGCGAGACGATCAGCAAGAGCTAGCATCCTGACCGGGAAGGTAATCACACAATAGAATAATTCTCTGGTAGGGGCTCATAGACTTCGAGAGCTATGGGTCCCAGCGAGAGAGTCATTTGGGGTAAGGAGACAACTGAATAGGGATAGCTTGCTAGTGTACATTGAAAGCTATCGGTAGTTGCCTAGGCAAGTGTGAAGTCTAACCGAGCTAGCAAGCACTCGCTGGATAGGTATTCGCCTTAGTGTCGACCCACTTTGCCGAAGCCATGGTATCCGGGAAGCGGACAGGAGTACCCATGGTGTCCAGCGAGAGGTCAGCCACCCATTCTCCGAGGGTGAGCCGAGCGATATCGGAGCGGTAGAGAGGCTCAACAGGCTGACCAATGGGGGAGTGCGTTCCGTGGCCAGGATACTGAACTCATGGCGTTCACCCCCGCCTCCGTGACGGAAGGTAGGAGGCATTAGATCTGGAGCCGGGCGGGATGATGGTAATCTGCAAGCCACAGGTTGCAGTCGTAAAGCCTGAGAACCCGAGAGACAGGACACCACACCTGCCTGGCTCCTTCAAACAGAATAGTGGAGGCTACGACTGGGGCGATACGGCGTGAGGGCGCGAAATTGGTAACTGAGCCGCCTGTTAAGCGAAGGAGGCAGATGCTTTTGATAGGGAAGCCCTCCGGGGTAGCGCTACCCCGCCCGGTCATCCAAGTAAAGGAGGGACTGTTATGTCGAATATGCCGTGCGAGTGCATAAGGTTACTGGCTGCAAGTGGGTATGTTCAGCCCAATCTCTTAGTACCCGGCCAGTACTTCCTTTATCCAATAGTGCTGAATCCTCGAACGCAGAGGCAGACTGTGGGTAAGAAACCGGTTCGAGCTGAGTACTGCCCACAGTGCGGCGTGGTGTTAGGAGAGTAAGAGGTGAGCGAGTCCTTTAGTTTTGCCGAGCATTCTGTTGGACACCAGTCTCCTGAGCAGACGCTCCTGATATTGACCTACGAGCTTGGCAAGCTCATCGAGTACAATCACAAAGCTCGTATTTACGGCGAGACAGCCTATTACTCAGACGCTAATCAGCAGAAGGAAATGTCTGACCTGATATCGATGGCTCGATATTATTGTGAGATGAAGGGTTGGGATTTCTCGGCCTTGACGCAGTATGGCGAAGAATGTTATTTAGAGCGAATGGAGGATATACGGAAACATGGACTTAGTTCAGGTAGAAGCTAGAGACTTGCCCGAGGCGTGGTATCTCTGTATCCGTGAGTGTATGGACAGAGGTCATATTTATACTATTGACAGAGGGAGTCACCAAGGGCGGCAGCGCAAGGAAATCGAGAGCATTACTCTCTTGGTGAAGTTCCCGGGATCCCGACCTATCGTGCCAGTCGTCGCACCGGGAGTACCACCGCCTTCTACTCAAGAATACGTTGAGCAGTACCTTCCCTACTTGCTGACTGGCCACAAGCAGGTTGGTGAGCAGTATACCTACGGTGAGGATATAGAGCACCAGCTCCCCGAGCTTATCCGGATGTACCGTGAAGACGGCTTTGGCACGAACCAGGCATGCCTTGCTGTGGGCAACAAAGAGTCTATTTTCTTGCCGGATCCGCAGTGTCTTCGAGTGATAGATACACGGGTTCGCAATAACAAGCTGGATTTCTACGTTTACTTCCGCTCTTGGGATTTATGGGCAGGACTTCCGTCGAACTTAGCGGCTATCCAGATTCTCAAGGAGTACATAGCCAGTGAAATTGGAGCAGAGGATGGTGAGCTGGTCGCCTACAGCAAAGGTCTCCACCTTTATGATCACCATTGGGATGTAGCAAATATAGCGTTGCATAGGAATACCTTGAGGGAGGGGTAGCAAAGATGGCTGAAGGTGACAAAGCTAAGGCGTATCAGGATGCGTGGAATAAGCTCAAGAGTGAAGTCCTGGATGAGAAGACCAGCTGGGGCAAGGAGGAACTCAAGAAGCGGATGGATGTGGTGCTAATCGAGTGTATGGGGGAATATCTATGAGCAAGAAGCCCCGGATGTTTCATCAGGGTGAGCAGTATGTGCTTATCGAGGAGCTTGTCAAAGACTATGTGAGCTTTAGTGGCTCTCACTATGTTTACTAGAATCACAAGGTAATGCATATCAACTTCGTGGCGGCAATGCGGCTCAGCAATCTCGTCTGGGCAGTGAACCGCGGCGTACTGTGCAGAGCGATTAGAAATACTGAGGAGGTAACCAAGTAGAAATGCCAGCAACAACAGCACCAACAGCAACGCTAGCCGAACTCAAGACGCTAGGATTCAGTAACGAGGTAGCGGAGCAACCGAGACGTCTCGTAGTTTCTGTGTCTGGCAGAGACGGGACGGGGAAATCCCATTTCCTGTTCACTGCTCCCGAGCCGGTATTCCTGTTCAATATCGATATCGGTACGGAGGGAGTGCTGGAGAAGTTCCAGGTATCGGGTAGAGATATCTATGTCTATGACGTCCGTGTGCCTAAAGGAGCGAGTCAAACGGTCTACCAGACGATGTGGGGTGAGGTCAAGGAGAGGGTAGCGAAAGTTTATCGGTACAATGAGGGGACACTTGGGATGGACACTGCCACCGAAGGGTACGAGTTGGCCCGTCTAGCCCACCTAGGTAAATTGACCCAGGTGTTGCCACACCACTATGTTGAGGTGAAATCGGAGTGGCGTGAGCTCATGCGATTGGCTTATGACTCTCGGATGTCCACAATCCTGGTTCAAAAGGTCAAGCCCATATACATTAACAATAACCGTACCAAGGACTACGAGATTGCCGGATTCGACGAAACTCCGTATATGGTGCAGCTGGCTTTAACAACATTCCGCGGTCAGGACGCAGAGGGTAATGTCCAGTTCGGGTACACCGTAGACAAGTGTCGGCGCAGAGCATCGTTAATGGGTCAAGAGTTTCGCACTGTGCTTCCGATTACCGACGAAGCGGATCTAAGAGTAGATCCCGTGGTTAACTTCGACTTCTTGCTCGGGCTGGTACACGATTAGAGACACAGAGAAATAAAGGGAGGTTATCGGTAATGAATCTTGACTCACTATTGGATTTCAATTCACCAGTTTTCTATGTCCTGCTAGGGCTAATCGCGGGTGTTCTGGTATTGGCGCTGGCCATCTTTATTACAGGCTGGCTGTCTTGGCGGATGGTTCGCTTGAGAGCTGCTGAGAAGGAGTTGCGTTCGGCACACACCTTGAACTCGGAGCTAGACAAGGCGGAGGTAGCTATCACCGAGAAGGTAGCTGCGGCGCCTGAGCCAGCAGTAGCATCCGAGGTATCAACCAAGGAGGAAGCAGTGCCAGGCGCCGCAGATGTGACTGAACCCGCCGAGCCGGATATCGGGTCGTCTGCACCGGATGTCATTAAGTCGAAGCCGGCATTCCTGAATCGCTACACCTATCACGTAACGGGTAACAAAGAGCCGTTTACCAGTCTACGGGACGCCATGAGTATGTTCCCAGCCGAGTTGAAGAAGCGGCCCAAGGACTGGACTCCCGAGTGGGCGAGGTTGCCTGGGTACATCCAGGACAATATCCGTCGTGAGGAAGTCACGGAGTAGGAGGGCGGCATTATGGCAGGTCGGTCCAGTTTTCGTTGGCGGTATCACTACTACCGGGGACTTGGCGTACCCCGTCGTCGGTCGGTGAAGATGGCTTGGGGGTTTACGTTCGGGGGTCGGAGGAGAAGGACAGACATATGAGTGACATTATATTCGATTTCTGGGCGTGTCAACGCCCTCTTACTCGAAAATGGGGTTCTGGTCAAGTGTTCCTTCGTCTCTCTGAGCGGTTCGGTAGGCCGGACTGTGCATTTGGTAAGACGGATAATATCCCAGATGGTGTCTTTTATGTCGACTACTCTAATGGTTTTGACTGGGCCTCCCTTCCCTTTGAGGACAACACGTTCCAGTTCGGCTATTGGGATCCTCTGTACGACCACCTGTACAAGAAGGAAGGGCAGGAGATATGGCGTGTGTGTCAGAGGATGGCTATCCTCCACACCCATATTTGGCCGCGGGCGTGGTTGAAGGGTGCCATTAGAGAGGGGATGGTAGCTATCACTATGGGGCCGATGAAGCAGATACGTTGCCTTCAGGTGTTCCGAAAGGGTGCTGTCTGAGTGATTGTCTACTGCAGTGACCTTCCAAATGATCAAGATATGATCAAAGCTCTTGGCGAGGTGGCAAAGCTGTGACTGAAATGATAGATCGATTTGTGGGGGAGTATCGATTCCTGTCTAACTTCTACCCTGCTTTGGTCGTACTGGATGGGGAGGAGTACCGAACCGTGGAGCACGCCTACCAAGCCGCCAAGTCCTCCGATCCTTTGACCCGTAAAGTGATACAGGTGCTAGAGACACCGGGGCTGGCGAGGTCGGCGGGTCGATCCAGAGTAGTTGTCAGGGATCTGCGGCCTGATTGGGACGAGGCCAGAGTTCCTGTTATGCTGGATCTGGTTCGTCAGAAGTTCTCTGACCCGCTTTTGGGCGCTAGGTTACTGGCTACGGACAACGCCCTGCTGGTCGAAGGCAATGCGCATGGGGATACATTCTGGGGGTCGGTGAATGGCAAAGGTAAGAACATGTTGGGAGTGGTCTTGCACATCGTTCGGGATGAGTTGCAAAGGAGGGTATAGTGGCCAAGATAAAACAGGTGAAGATGCGGCTCGGGTTAACCTTGGGGCGTCCGAACCAAGAGACGGTGATAGCCATAAACTATAATAGTACAGATCAACATACAACGACGTACCGGAGACGGATTCCACCCGAGAACGAGAGGTTCTTTATCCGGCTTCCCAAAGTGGTAGCCGACGCCTTGGGGGTGGAACAAGCATTAGCTGGTGACCAAGATGAGGTTGTGGTCAAGTTCCGGGAGCTTATTGAGCAGTATAAGTGCTTGGCCACTGAAGTGAACCAAGTTATCCTTTACATAATCCAAGTAGCGCCCGATTCTGTCGATAAGAGATCTGCATTCTCGCATGGCCATCTCAGTGTGGATGTCTGGGCGGGAACGTACGAAGAGACAGTGGCTGTAGCTGGTGATGGAGGCAAGCGGTACTCATATACTAGAGTAGAGAGTCCAGTCAATTTTACGGAAGGAGATGGGGGGAAGGTGTTCTATGATCCGACGGACAGGCGCGGTGTTGCCCGTTTCGATTGCCAGGCACCGTGGAATGAGCGGAATGCGTCTTTTTTCCTTTGGATTAAAGAACATATGTTGGAGCTTGTTGCTCGGCTAGGGGAGCTGCGCGACGCGGATAAGATGATTGAGACCATTAACGCCGACAGATTGTTGCCTCTGTTGGCGAGTCCTGACACTGCAAAGGAGTCGGAGCAGTGAATAACCTACTTTCTGCAGGTAATGACAAGCTCGGCGGCATTCTAATCTGGACGAAGGCTCGTTGGCGACCTATATGGGATAATATGTCGCCCCGGTTACTATGAGAGGACTCCGTTAGATGAATGTCTACTGCAGCAACCTTCCAAACGATCAGGATCTGATAAGAACCCTCGGCTCTATGGCAGTACCTATTCCAATCGCCTTCGGTGACTGCGTATTTTGGGGAGCAGGAGACGACGACGAGGTCATAAGAGTCTGTATCGAGCGCAAGAAGGCCGGGGAGTTTGCATCCTGTATCCGCACCGGGCGCTACCTCCACCAAGCACACCTAGCCAAACAAGCCGGAATGGACGTCTTGTGCTTGATTGTAGAGGGTCAGACCAGAGCGAGCCCTGACGACGGTCTCCTGGAAGTCCCGGTCTGGCAACCATTCATAACAAGGAATGGCGAGCAAAGGCGCAAACAGATCTGGGAGCCGGTCAAGCCGGCCACCGCCTACTCCCGCTTTGACCAGTATCTTACCGAGCTGGCCTACCTCGCCAACATCATCGTCAAGCGATCCTCTGATGTCCGGGAAACGGCATCAATTATCAAGGCGCTCTGGGACAACTTTCAGACTCCTCCAGGCAAGCACGTTTCTCTCCGCTATATCTACTCTCAACCTCCCCCACGAGTCCAGCTGGTTCGCCCGAGCCTAGCTCGCAGGGTCGCTTCCGAACTCGACGGTATCGGCTGGGAGAAGTCTGGGGTCGTTGCTCGGCACTTCGGTTCGGTGAGAGCTATGGTTGAAGCGGACAGCAAGGAATGGGCATCACTGGATGGTATTGGGAAGAGGACTGCTGAGAGTATTGTTCGTGAACTAGGCCAGTAGCTCTCATTTCCTCCCAAATACACCCCTGTATAACCCTTGACAGTCAGGCATAGGTGGGATAGAATACTGGTATCAAGTAAACAGATAGGGGGTGAAGGGAATGGAAATCAAAGTAAAAGGCAAAGGGATCACACCGCTGGTAACTAGCTTGCGAGTCAGGGCAAGGGATGATGCTGGAGCACTTTCCGGACTGGACATATTTGATATCGAAGATATTGCTGGTCAGGAGTTCGATGTCGTGGCAGTCGGCACTCACACGTATGAGGACAGAAGTACGACCTCGGTCGCATGGCTCGATACCCCCGCTGGAATCCGAGAGGTCGCCTTGGTGAAGCTAATCGTAGTTGAGAAAAGCTAACTCCCCCCAAGGAGAGATGGAGAAATGACAGATCTTGAATACGAGCTAAACGAGGCAGAGAAGAAGGCTTGGAAGAGCCTCGCCCGGTACAAGTTCCAGATGTTCGGTTACTGGGCGGCCATCTGGGTACATCTCAACAGGATAGGTCACTTTAAGCGCCCCAATCCGTTCAGGAATCTTGTTATCTTGGCATCAGATCACCGGAAGTCAGGAGGCGATAATGTTCAAACGTCTATGGGCTAAACTCCGGAATCTGCAAATCATCAGCAACCGGAAGTACCACTTCGTAATGCGGGAGGTCTACGTTGCGGGCATTACCGAGGGAGCCAGGCTGACCAAGATAATGATGGAGGCTGAAGCTCACGACAACAAAGGGTGTCTCCTAGGACCAAAGGACGCCGAGGCAGCAGTAGCTGAAGCCGAGCGTATCATAAGAGGGGGCAGGAGGTAGCGTAGAGATGCTAGTTAAGCCAGAACCGTACGACTTTGAGAGGACACTAATAGCTATGCTGAAGGTACACGGATTTTTAGGAAGGAGGGGTGGCTCAAGGTGATAGTAGTAAATAAGCTGACTGCGCCGGGTGGTATCCGGCGAATAGATATCCACTGGGACACCGTCAAAGTGGTGACACAGGACGGCAAGGACATCGTTTATAGGAAGGAGGCACTGAAGTAATGAGTTTTACTGATCAGAAGCCGAGAATTGCGACGGAAGAGGATGTAAAAGCTCCTTGGTCTGGGATTAAAGATGGCAAGCGATTCTACTGCCGTCTATGTGGACACCAATTTGAAGTAGGCGACGTTTGGCGTTGGGTGTATGCTGGCGCGATACACCATGTTAATTTGATAGTCTGTGAACAATGCGATAGCGAGGATGCCCTAGTACATTGGGAGCAATGGTGGCAAGAGTGGGAAACACTTGCACAAGGTAAGTTCAGATATATAGCAGACTGCTTTGCTGACACGGAAAGGGAATGAGTTACCGCTATTCTCGTAGACAGGCACCTCCACTACCTCCAGCCGAGTCTTTACCTTTCCCGGGCAACCTTATCCGGCAATGCTCGGACTGTGATCTCCGAGGGGGTTGCATAGCCCCTGTTCCCGGTGACGGTCCGGTACCCGCTGAGGTAATGCTAGTCGGGGAGGCACCGGGGGGGAATGAGGATGAGTGGGGTCGACCTTTTATCGGGCAGGCAGGGCAGTATCTCGACTCTCTACTGTTCCAAGTAGGAATACCTCGTGACGCCGTCTATATTACCAACGTAATCAAATGCCGTCCTCCGAACAACCGTGACCCAAAGCCCGCAGAGATTAAAGCCTGTGCTAAGTGGCTGAATATCGAGCTAGGGATCGTCCAGCCCCGTATCATAGTCGCCATGGGTGCTCCGGCGATAGCTCGTTTCTTGGGGCAGGGTGCCGGGACAGTAGAGCATCTCCGAGGTAAGCCCATTGAACTGGACGGGCGTGTCATTCTCCCCTGCTACCACCCGGCGGCGGCTCTCCGTAACACCGCCCTGCTCCGTATGTGTTCCGACGATTTCCAAGTACTGCGCGGGTTGGTCAAGGGGGTCAACCCTTCTGAATACTTGGTCAAGGACGAGTACCCTGATCCAGAATACAAGGTCGCCGATACTCCCCAGAAGCGGACACAGATGGTCAATGAACTACTGGACGTGGGAGAGTTCGCTATTGACGTCGAGACAATCAAGAAGAACACAGAACTCTGGAGTGCGCAAATCAGTAGCTACCCCGGTACTGCTTGGTTCGTCCCAATGAAGCCCGGATACACAGGTCGAATGGATCTGACGCAATGGGACTCTCTGGCGATTGTCCACTTCTATCTGAACGATATCAACTGGCTCAACATCACTGATAACCGATTCCTTGACTCAATGTGTCAGGCCTACCTTCTCGGTCTTCCGCAAGGTCTGAAAGAGCTAGCATCCCGTCTATGCGGCATCGATATGGTCTCCTACTCGGAGATAGTGCGACCTGGGCAACGCAAACTGTCGCTTGAATACCTTACCGAGGCAAGCAAGCGGGAGTGGGCGGACCCACCGGAGATCGAGGTAACCAAGTGGGATAACAAGGCCGGCAGAATTGTCACCCGCAACAAGAATCCGTGGCATATCTCCCGCAAGGTAGCTCGTATTCTCGCCGATACTATGGACAGTATTGACGTGGATCCTTATCAGCGCTGGCGGAAAATCCCCGAACAGGAGCGGGCAGAGATAGAGAAGAGGCTAGGGGCTATGCCTGAGTCCTCTCTTGCGGATATCCAGTTCGAGGATGCTGTACAGTATGCTTGTTTGGACGCATCCGCCACCCTCCGGGTCAAGCGCAAAATGGATGTGCTAATTTCGCAGCTTGGCGTGGACTTCGCACTTTTTACTGACATCAGGATACTCCCGATGGTTCAGGAGATGATGCAGACCGGAATGGCGGTTGACCTCGACCACTTCCGTAACTTGTCGGCGGACTACGATGCCCGGATGAGAGCCAAGGCTACTGAGCTGGCGAGTGTGGTTGGTCACTCGTTCAATCCGAGCAGCTCCCAGCAGGTAGCTCAGGTTGTCTATGGTGAGCTAGGCTTCAAGCCGACTAAGTTTACACCAACCAAGGAAATCAGCACCGACGACCAGGAACTGAAAAAGACGAAGCACCCGGTGGCGAAAGGCATCATCGAGTACCGGCGTCTGTCTAAGATGAAAGGGACGTATGCGGATAACTTGGTGCGGTCTAGTTACCCCGATGCAGATGGCACACCAAGAATACACACCGTGTTGACGACTACCCGTACGGAAACGGGGCGCTTGAGTTCCAAGAAGGACGATGATGGTGGAGGGGCTGCTCTCCAGAATATTCCTGTCCGTAGTAAAGAGGGCAGAAGAATCAAGGAGGGTTTTGTTGCACCTTACGGGAAATCGTTACTAGAGGCAGACTATGGGCAAATAGAGCTGGTTGTTCAAGCCCATGTAGCCAGATGTAAAGAGCTTATAGCTTTGTTCCTTCGAGGGGATGACCCTCATACCACGACCGCTTCTAGGATTTTTGGTGTTTCCTACGAGGATGCTAAACAGAGCAAGTATCGTTACCCTGGAAAAACCATGAACTTTGGGGTCATCTATCTCATTTCTGGCCAAGGGCTATCCAGCCAAATTGGAGAGTATATTTCGGACCTAGAGATGGAGGGTACCCAAGTAGACATCGAGCCTTGGGATGCTCTTACTTGTGATAAGTATATTGCCGAGTGGTATAAGCTGTACCCGGAGGTTAAGGACTATCAGATGGAGCAGGTGGCAATGGTAAGACGCCACGGATACGTGCAGGATATCTTCGGGAGAATCAGGTATATTCCTGAAGTGACCTGCCCAATTATGCGTATCCAGGAGTCGGGCAGAAGAATGGCTTGCAACATGCCGATCCAGGCCGGGGCTCAGGGCATCATAAAAATGGCTATGGGGGAGTTGTGGAGAGGGTTGCCGAAGACCGAGTGGAGAGACCTAGTTAGATGGCTTCTCCAGATACACGACAGCCTCTTAGTGGAAGTAGACGAGGATGAGGAGGTTTGGAAACCCTATCTGGCTTGGATGAGGAAGATTATGACGGGTGTTGTGAGTCTGGTAGTTCCGGTGAAGGTTGATTTTAAGGTGGGGAAGTCGTGGAGTACCTTAGAGAAAGTTAGTTTGGAGGTTTAGAGTGAACGAATTAGAGATTAGACACTGGGTGGGAAGCAATGCTTCAAGTTTGATGCCGGAGACGAACTTTACTCCCGAGGAGCTGGACCATATCGCAATGTGTATAGAGCATCTCTACAGATGGTATTCTGAGGGCTACCCTATCGGGGACTTCTTGACAGCGGTGGCTCAGAACAACTTTAGTGAGGCTTGCTTTCGGGCTGATGACACGAACAGAAAGGCACTTTATCTGTATGCCCTATTTTTAGCTAACAAAGTTCCACTTTGGAACCGGAAGGCGAAGGAGAAGGAGATAGTTGGAGCGAAGGATGTGCAGCCAATTCTTGTTCTTTGCCGCAACGTCTTCGACTTCGCCGAACATGGAGATTACTCCAATGGTGTGGAGGCATACGGTATGGACGAGGGTGTTGTCCGCTCTGGAGAAATACTGGATAAATACCGGGAGGAGCTAGAGAAGTATGAGCGAGAGTAGGTCATTATGTAGTCGGTGTGGTGGGCATATGGAGGTCGACCCCGACTCCAAGTACGAAGATGGTTCGGAGGACGAGACGAGTGAACCGCTCTACGGATGGTACAAGTGTCTGGAATGCGGACATACGAAGGAGATCGACTGATGGGTTTTCCAATCGAGGTCACGGGGCGACTCGTTATAGACTATCGTGCCCGGGAGTGGTGCAGGCTACCGTATCCTGACCATCCGAAGGGGTGTCCTAACTTTGACCACAAACTCATTTGTCCGCCGCAGGTTTGTCTGATTGAGGAGTTCGTTGACCTTGACCACAGTTTATGGCTAGTTGTGGAGTCATTTGATCTCCAAGAACATGTCGAGAGAATGAAGGCTCGGCATTCGGGGTGGTCTGATAGACAAGCCCGCAACGTCCTGTACTGGCAGGGGAGCGTGAATAAGAAGTTACGGTTGGCCTGTGAGTCGCATGTTAAGACCGTGGGTGGCGTATGGACGATTTGCCCCGAGGCAATGGGAGTTAATGTTATACAGACGGCCAAGCAGGTAGGGTTGCCGATCAAGGCCAGACCTACATCGCTGGTCTTCAAGATTGGGTTGGTCGGTTTTCAACTAAGGAGCAAAGTATGAGACCTTTCCCTGACCCTTCCATACTCCTGCATCCCCAGATACCAAAGCCGTTGCACCTGCTCAACCCCAGAACCATCTTGGGGGACGTCTGGTGGAACAACGCCCGCCGGGAGGCCTACTGGCGTCACGGGTATTACTGTCACGCTTGCAGTGTCCACGGAACCGAGGCTGCTCACCAGAAGGGGCTTGAAGCCCACGAGATGTATGATATCGACTATATCACCGGGCGGGTTGAGTTCATTGAGGTGGTCGCTCTGTGTCACTTCTGCCACAACTATATCCATCAAGGTAGACTAGATATGATTCTCCGCAAGGGGGAAATCACGGCGGTGTTCTACCTCGCTGTCCTGCGACATGGTGAGCGTATCTTGGAAAAGGCTGGTCTTCCCCTCGACCTTGATGCACAGCTGATTGACCTGTTACGTGACGCAGGCAAGATGTGCGACTGGGGGGATTATCACTTGGTGATAGACGGTAAGAGCTACGGTCGGCGGTTCGAGAGTATGGAGGAGTGGGAGAGGCATTGGGAACAGGGGGGCTTGACAAAGTAGTTAGTCGGGTGTATGCTTAGTTGTGTGAATAGACTTGTGACAGGGAGGTTGGAAAGATGACGGTAGACGAAGCTAAACGGCTAAGGTACAGGCAGACTGTCTACGAGATTGGCGAGTACAATGCTGACGGCACTACTCGTCGCTGGCGAGTGTCGGGTGCTGTCAAGACTTGGAAGAGAGACCCAACCCGTGTCCGTGTTCCGATAAAGCACGGGCTGTATGCCAATGGAGCTATTGAGGAATGGAATGCTCGGTATTTTACTACGAAGGAGCCAGCTCCCCAGGAAAGAGAGAAGTCCAAGGCTCTGAAGCGAAAGTGAGCAACAATGAAACACTGGCACTACAGTAGACGAACCGATCAGCCTGTTCAACACGCTCACGGCGGTGGACATAAGACCCATATTCACGCTAGTTTAGGTTGGCACAGTTACGGCAGAACTAGAGCGTCTCTTACGAGAAATGCGCGCAGAACAGATCGGAGGTAACAGGATATGGCTCAATCTTACTTTATGTTCGCTAATCACAGGTACGAGATAGTCCGTAGAGGCTTCACCACAGCAAAAGAGGCCGACGAGTACAGCCGCAAGCACTATGGGGGATTTGCCCAATATAAGAAGCTCACCGATGGAAAGTACGTCCTTGGGGTGAGACGGACCCCGATGCGGAGGAGGTAAGCAGAGATGGCTAGAAAACCGACCATATCGGAGATAAAACAAGCGACACGGGTGAAGTCCCCTCACTTCTTTGACCGGGACACGCTCCGATTCTTCGGGCAGACTATGAGCAGTTTCAAGGTTGCTGTATCGCCGTGGGGTAATATTTTCATTTATGCTAGAAGCTACGACCGGGATCGGAATATGATGCGTGACCGAGGCGTGAAGCAGTTTATGGGGTACACTTTCCGGCAGTTCAAGGACGGGGATTTGAAGACCGTTCAAGGTGGTCGCTACACCACCCTACAGGAAGTCCAAAAGTATATCCGCTGGCACTAAGGGAGGACAGTAATGGTAGACAAGATACTAGCGAAAGAGCTCGTAGATTACTCCAAGTCGGATAAACTTCTGGAGTGGCAACGACTCATCCCGTGGATTAACAACTTCGCCCAGAAGAAGGCTAAAGGCATTTTCAAGCAGAACTTGGCGGTCAAGGCTCTCGCCGATTACTTGGCGAAGGACGTTCTTGAGCGCTATGCCGGGAGGAGAGGGGGTATCAGTATGGATGCTGCGACCAAGCTACTGTTTGGGACTCTGATGCTCCGGCACCTTATGCCGAGAATTAACAGAACTGCTGAGAAGATGAAGAAGATGGGACTGAATAAGGGCAAGCTGGTTAAGGAGCACCCTGATAAGAATGTTTTCCGACATCTTATGAGATAGGAAGTAACAGGGGGATGAACAGAGATGGCTAAAAGAAAAAGAGTTGTGCGGCATCGGTGGGCGCATATCGTCAAGAACCCCAAGGGGTACATCGACCCTTACAAGGTCGTTGTCGGGCCGTCTCGTACTTTTCACAGTTGGCACAAGTCTCGTGGATCGGCTGTAGCCGAAGCATCCCGGATAAACAAGTCTCACAGTGGCTATATTGCTAGTTATGGAGGGTAAACGGAGATGGTGATAAAGAGGCGGAAGGTTACTAAGACGCCAGTCCTGTTTCGTAAGTGGCCAAAGTCAGAGGGAGGCGGTGTTATCGCTATATTCCCCACAGAGTTGGGGACTGATAGTCCTTATACCAGTATGATGTATGAACGCGTTGGTCAGCATGGGTCGGGAGACCCACAGGGGGTTGTCCAACAAACCAAGCGAGCTACGCCGTCCGAGTACGCTGGTCTTCTCAAGGAGCTGCACAAGATCGGCTACCGCAACCTGGTAGTCGTCCAGAGGCTTCAACAGAGCTTTCTCGCCGAGAGGCGCAAGAAGCTAGCAAAGTATCGCGGTCGGTAGGAACACAACATTAGGGGAGGAATAACGATGGCTGTATCAAAATTAAGGTGTCCCGAGGGGCACATCACTATCCAGAAGAGAGGGATGACTCCCTCCAGGACAGGTCCCAAGCAGAGGTATCTATGCGTGACCTGTGGCCGGACTTTCTTTGACGTGAAGCCCAAGCGGAAGTCCCGGGCGAAGAAATCTGACTAGGGAGGTATCGGGAAATGGCTAAAGGATTTAAGAAGGTAGCTTTTCGGAGAGCCGAGGGTGGTAGCTTGCAGGGCAGAATCAATACTACGTACGCACGGCTGGTAAAGGTCTTTGGTCAGCCGAACTCAAAGGGTGACGGCTATAAGGTGGACGTTCAATGGATTTTGCAAGCCGGTCCGGGTGTCATTGTTACTATCTACAACTGGAAAGATGGTAAGAATTATCTTGGCAAAGAGGGACTTGCCGTTAGCCGGATACGGGATTGGCATATCGGTGGCGAAACCAAGGGCGTGGTGAACCTGATTCGTGCTGCTCTGGGTTAGCAGTCCCTGACGAAGAAGTCTGACTAGACGGAGGTAGTTATGCCAGTAGACTCGAAGGACATTAAGGTCAGATGGCACCCTCAGTACGAGCCGTCGGCAAAGAAGGTTATCATTACAGGATACCGGGTCTATGCCTACGTAGGGCATCCTTTGCTGGGTGTAGTACGAGGGAGCGAACATATCGTAAAAACCGAGCGAGAGGCCAAGAAGCTGGCTAGTGAAATGAGAAAGAGGTTCAAGTAGGAGGTAGTTCATTATGGCAGGTGCATCACTATTAGCAACAACTCTTCCAACCGTGGTGTCGATGGGAGTCACCAGCCAGGCTATCACTCATCTGTTCCCAGGCGAGAAGAGGGGTAGGGCTACGGCCCGAACTGGCCGAATAGTCACCGTGGGAGTAGCCAAGACCAAGATCAACGCTGAGAAATTTGCTACCAAGTACCGCAAAGCCCTGAGAAAGAAGGATATGCCCTATATCGGTAGGGTCAAGGTTACGAGATTATCGGGTGGCTATACTATTACTTATCGGAGGGGGTAACTGGGTATGAGAATAGCGGGAGTGAATCTAAAGTATGACAGGAAGTTCGGCTCTTACTTTGGGACGACAGCCCCAGAACCGTATAGCACAGGCAAAGATGAATTCAAGCCGTCCTTCAGAACTATCTACGTTAGCTCTGAGGTGTATCCAGGTACTAGCAAGAGCTTTTTCTATATCACGTCTCATATTCACGGCAGAATGAGACGGTACAGGACGAGAAGATGGTACGACACGAACGTCGCCAATATATTCGCCAGTGGTAAAACACTCAAGGAAGCAGTCAGGAAGTTTGAGCGCAATTTCAAAAATAAGATATACAACAAGGGTTGACGGAAGGGGTAAGCACCAATGGCTCTGAATAAGCGACGTAAATTTAACGGTAAGTGGTACGACCTCGACTTTACCGCTGAAAAGCAGTACTGGCGGAACTTCGATGAGCGGCTGGC